GTACCATTTATTGTGCATGCGCTTGTAACTTCGGGCAAATCCAGCTCTATAACGTAATAGTGAAACAGGCTCATGCAACAACCCTGAACGATAGCGAAATATCAACTAATGTTGTGGTTTGCGAATGAGTGGCCACTTTTGAACTGGATAATTCAAAAAGGGCGCACGACTCGTCAGGTCTGTTTTCTTCTTCGTAATCCAGCTGAGAAAGCACGCCCGTATTATTGTATAGATCGAATATCTCTTGCAGGTCAGTTCGGGCCCAGTCTTTATACATATTTCTAAATGTTAGGCTTAGCTTAGGCGCAATAGTTTCTTGCACGCGTTTCACCGGAAACCCGGCATCATTTGCAGTAACACGATTTGAAACGTTGCTACCCAGATAATAAAGACTTTGGCCAGCGTTCGTTCCCCACGCAATGTGGCTTACTAACCCCGCTTGCATATAGCTAATTGTTTTAGTGCCGGTACCCGTAATCTCTACAGTTAAATCATTTAGCGTTGTGGCCACACCTATGTAGAAAACCAAATTTTTAATGGGGCGAGTGACAGTGAATGAGCGGGTGAACGACGTACCAGTTAACGTAACTATATTACCAATTTGCAAGTTGAGCCCATGGAGCGCTATATACTCGCACGAACCCACGGTATCAAATGTGAATGAGAATGTACTAGATGAACTACTGACTACGCGTGAAAAGTCTGGGTCCTGCAAATTTGATAATTCACCGCTGCTCAATGAACCAGATTCAAGAAAAATACTGTTAGACGCAATGATGTTTGTTTTACTGATGATCATTAAATACGTCTCTCACTTTCCGCTTTCTTGATGTGGCGGCCGACCACTTCAACGGCTTCATCACTGAATTCAATGATCATGCGTTGGGTAGAAATATCATCACCCGAAATATCGGTAACTGATGTGCCTTGTTCGTTGTAACTTTCCGTTACCTGCTCGGTGGGTTCAGTAACGGGGGTTACGGTGGTATTGCCATCTGGGGTTGACGCCCAAATTGCGGCGATTTGTGCAGCACCAGTTAAGGCTGTAAATGTTGCGCCGGCGTAATCTTGCTTAGCGAGCGCTTTAGTAACACCTTCTGCGGTGTTCATGCCTGCGTTAGCTGCAGACAACCCCTGCTGAATTTTATGAGCGGTTTTGCTGTTATTGCCCAAGCTGGTTAACAGCTGCGTCCCCAAATCCATTTGGTTTTTTACCGATGATTCTGACCAGAAATTTTCTAGTTCTGTTTTCTTCTTTTTATCATCAGCGTCTTTTTTGTTTAGGGCCCCAAGCTTAGTGAAGTAATCCTCGTAGGAGATAAGCTGATTTTCTAGCTTATCGTTCAGCATTTCCAATTCTGCCTGGTTCTTTTCCTCAAGCGCTTCGGGGTCAGCTGACTCAGGCGAATAAGCCGCAATAATTTCTTTTAGCTTAGCCTGGTATTCTTCTTGAGAAATTAGCTTTTCATCGAGCAGCTCTTTTAACGTTTCTGATTCGGTTACCGCCGCATCAATCTTTGCCTGCTCTTCCGTTTGGGCTAATTCACGCGACTGCGCTAAATAGTCGGCTTCTATCGCCATTTTCATGGCGTTTTTTTCATCTAACTTTTCTTTAGTTAGGTTCTTTTCATCCTCGTACATGCTTTCGAGAATGGCTAAACGGGCGTTTTTTTGATCTTGCAGTAATTGAAGTTCGCTTTTATTTGCATCTTCAACCGCTTTTAGTTCATTTAAAAGCTGTTCCTCTAACTTGATAGAGTCGGCACCAGATGTGCGCTCAGATTTCAAATTACCTTTTTTAGACTCTAAATCTAGTGCGCGCTGCGTTGCTTCGTTTTCTTCCTCTATTGCCTGTTTTCTGGCTTCCAATACAGGGAGCGTATCTTTCAGTTCTTTAAGCCGTTCTTTGTTGGCCTTGCCCGATCGACCTTGATGCGTTAGGTTCTCGTAGGTTTCAACTTCCTCATTCAACAATTTTTGAAGCTTTTCGAGTTCTTCTAAAGATGTAACCTGATCGGCTAATGAGTGCTCATCAATTATTCTGTCTAAGTCCATTCCCGTTTGACGGGCAGCAAAGAATTCAGCGAGAGCTTTGGTGGCTTCATTGATGGCGGGTAGGAACGGGGCGATCGCATTATTCAGGAAGTTAACGAATGCGCCTTGGGCTAGGTCTACGTTATTGGCTAGGGCTGCGAACTGAGCGCGTTCTTCTTCTGATAACTCTACGTTGATTGAATCGAATGTATCAGCTAAATCTTGTGCAGCTGCACCGCCATCACGCAACAGCGGAATTAGCGCAGTAGTATCTGATGCCATTCCCTCGAGGGCGAAACTCATTTGCTGGGTGCTTTTGCCTGCAGCATCCATGCGGTTAACCATTTCTTGCAGTACATCTTGACCGCTCATGGTTTCGAATTCGCCGGCTAATTCTTGCGCCTCTTTCGAGGTGTAGCCCATTACATCAGCAAAGTCTTGAAAAGCGCCGCCGCCCGTAGCGAGAAAATCACCCACTTTCTCTTGGGTGTCTTTCATAATATCGCCGAACTTTTCGCCATCGATACCAACGGTACCGAACACAAAAGAAAGGCGTTTAAATTCTTCAACCGTTAACCCGGCAATGTTTGCCATGGTTTCAGTTTCTTGAATAGTTCGCCCTTGCGCTGCAGCATAGGAAACTAACGCAGACGTACCAGCAACAACGGCTGTTGTTACCGCGGCCACGCCAGTAGCAACGGCAGATAAGGGGGCTTTTAGGCTTTCCAAGTTGCCCAGCATGCCATCAGATTCGTTTTTGAACTTCTTAACGCTGGCTTTGCCGGTTGATAGTTCTTCACGTAACGCTTTGGTATCTGCAGCAATTTCAAATAAGAACTTTTCTGTACTCATTTAATTAAATACCTATCATCACGGGCGCCATTAGCCCGCCGTTCTGCGTTAATCATCATTGAAACATCACCTGAGTTAGCGGTTTCGCCAAGGTTGAGAAGATGGTGTAATTCTGGATAGTCGAGCAACCAAGCCTCTGTTGGGGAAATCTTAAGCTTGGTAACGAGCTCTTTATAGAAAGCCCAATAATCGACAGTAAAAGGTTGAACCGAACTAGACTTTGGAAGCGCTATCCAGTTTGTTCCTTTTTTTTTATGTCGCTGACAGTGGCGCGAAACTCTTGATCTATCTTATTTGCTACATCGAACAAAATAAGCGGCCATGGCTGAATGAAGTCGCTGTCTTCATCTTCAACTGGGCGCCAGCCCACTCTGAACATGGCGTCTTGGATTTGTTCTAATTCAATAGAACTATCACCTTGTTTCACTAACGCATGAAACGCTTCTGAAGCGGTTTCAAAGTCAACGCACTGATAAAGGGCGCGCATCAGTGTAATAGTGGGCTTTGATTGATTTGCGATGTAGGTTTCAAGGAATGAAACCAGCGTAAACCAAAGATCTTTATTCGTTTTGGTTTTAAACTGGCGCATGGCGGCCAAGTTCATCTTAAACGGGTATGTTTTATAGCAAAGCCTAAGTTCCATCAGATATCCTCGCCCACTGATAGAATAGAGATAGAGCTTGTTACCTTGTCACCAACGGGGGCTGTATCAGATGGCGCATTAGGAATACCATTAAAGCGAATCTGATCTGCAACTAAGCCAGTACCATAATCCAGCATGTACTCGTCAATGTTGCCCGCCAGGCTATTAGCACGAAGCAACTTGTATTCGGCGTCATTGCTGTAAACAATATTGGCGGTAATTGTGCGGCCTTTTGTTGACAAGTTGGCATCCATCAGCGTTACAAAGTCATTGTGTGACTTACTAGTAATTTCGATGGGTGTACCATTAAATGTTGATGTCAGTTCCAACTGACCAACTATTACCGCGTCTTCGGTGCCAGTGAAGCGGTAAAGCAAGCAGCGGGTACCGTTTGCTTCATTGCTCATTATGCTGATGCCGCCGTATGTTGTACTTCACCACTGGAAAGGAACGTAATCGAAGTAGTGACTTTATCACCCATGGGTAACGCGTCAGAAAGTCCGTTGGGCACCATTTGGCATGTAAATGCCT